GTGAACGCCTTGCCGAACTCGCGCAGCGCCAGGCCGGCCGAGCCGACCACCATGACGATGTCCTTCCAGATCGGCATGAACCAGGTGACGATCTTCTTGGACAACGCCGGCAGGTCCTTGATCACCCAGTCGTTGAAGGTCTTGAGCTTGCTCAACAACCAGTCGGGGCCGACCCCGAGGGCGCCGAGGAAGTCCTGGACCACGTGCATGCCGAGGTACTTGGCCTCCACCTCGAGGCGGGTGAACTCAAACCGGATGTCGCGTATCTTGCGCATCTCGGCCTCGAAATCACCGCCGGGGGCCATGGCCCGCTGATCGGCGATAAGCTGGCGGGTGCGCTCGCGCAGCTCCTGGTCCCACATCAAGTTCTCGAGCGGCTGACCAAGCGCGTCCATGGCGACCTTCAGTGAACGCGCGGCGTCCTTTGACATATACATGTGGAGCGCAAATAACCGAAAATCCTGGTCAGCCATTGCCACCTTGTCGGCGAGGCCCAGGGCCGCGGTGCCGATGGCGACGAAGCCGCTCACAATCTCGGTCGTGGCCTTCAGCGCCGCGCCGGCCATGCCCAGCATGGTGGTGTCCACGGCCGCGCCGGCCTCGCGCAGCGCCTGCTGGAACCGCGCCATGCCGCTCTGGTCGACGACGGCGCCGAGCTTCACCAGATATTCGTCAAGTATATTGGGAATGGCGCGTCTCCTAGCCTAGCAGCGGTTCTGCTGCTCCCGCCACGCGTTGTAGCGGCGGGTGTTCTCTTCCTTCACGTCCAGGTACTCCAGCGCGTCGACGAGGTCCTGCACGTCGTAGGTGCCGTCGAAGGTCTCGCACTGCCGCCACAGGCCGGCTGCGACGGGGCGCCAGACGAGCGGGTCGAGGGTCGGGAACGGTGCCGGGTCCCAGTCTAGGCCGCCGTCGCCGCCGGCTTGTTCCCTGCCAGAAAACCCGCCAGGTTCCAGGCCAGCACCTCCAGCGTGAGCTGGGTCACCAGGAACGGGTCCTTGGCCACCTCCGGCGCCGTCCACCGACCGTCGGCCAGTACCAACGCCATCGGCCGCTCCTCGGTGTCGCCCGGCATCTTCTCCATGCGGCTGACCAGCGCCATGCACTTGCGCTGGATGAACCCCGTGTCCTCGTAGGTGAGGTACATGGACGCCACGCCGTAGATGGAACGCAACCGCTCCTCCGGCGTGGATTGCTTGATGGCCTCGCCGGCCGCCTTCTCGGCCTCGGGCGCCATGGCCGGCGCGTCGGTGTTGGCCACCTGCGCGCGGAAGCTGGCCGCGAGCAGCCGCTGCCAGATGTAGCTGCCGTCGACCGGGGTCATGCGGGCCAGCTGCCACCTGCGGTCAGCCACGGTCACCACTTTCAGGTCGTCATTCATGTCGTGCCCTCCTTGCAGGGCGGTGACTGGTTACGGCCTCGGCGGAAAGTCGCCTTGGTCGTAGTCCAGCAGTTTGAGGAACGCGTGCCAGCCGCACCCGCCGCCGGCGTAGCCAATGTCAGGGCGAGGGGCCGCGTCGTGGAAGAAGCTGGCCGTGACGGCGCCGTCGGCGTGCACGTGGTGCAGCTCGATGCCGCTGACGTGGCCGCACCTGCATTTGATGAGCGGCTTCAGCGCCCGGCCGTCCTGCTGGATGGGCAGCCAGCAAGGGCCTGGCGCGTCGAAGTCGCCGCGTGGTATCTCGACGTTCATTACGTGTTGATGCTGTTGGCCACCATCAGCGCCCAGCGGATTTTCTGGCCGGTCGCCTGGTACGGCTTGTCGGGAATCTTGGCGAAGCCCACCCCGCTCAGCACGTGGGTGGACCCGTCCAGGATGGTACGGAAGCTGATCACGTTGGCCAGCCAGCTCGACACGTCGGAGTTGTTGGCGGCCAGCACGCACTGGTTGTACAGGGCCAGCAGCGCGTGGTGCAGCGTGCTCGTCTGCTGCACCTCGATGTCGCAGGTCCCGTTGTCGCCGGCCACATAGCTGCCCATCACCGTGCCGTCCGCGGCCACGTCCATCACGGTGCGCTCCGTGGCCATGGTGATGGTGATCTGCCCCGTGCCGATGTTGCCGCCGGCCAGCGGGATGGTCACCCCGAAGACGCCGTTTACCAGCACGCCGACCAGGTCCTTGAACGAATAAGTCACGCCGACTGCGCTCATGATTTGCTAGCTCCTCGTTGGTTCGCGTGGTTTAGAGTTGCGCGTAGACGCCGATCAGCAGCGACTGCACGGCGCCGGCGGTGGTGATGGCGCAGTAGATCGGCATCGCCTGCCCGGCGTCCCTCGCCTCGGTCGACTGCTGGCTGTATGGCTGGGCCTGGTTCAGGAACCCGCCAGGGATCGCCTGCCCAGCCGTCAGCTGCACGCCCGGGATGTTGATGGTGACGCCCTCCCAGGTGCCGTCGGCCAGGAACCCGATGCCCTGCGACTTGGTGCAGGCCTGGTTGGCCGCGTTGATCAGCAGGTGCTCCCCAGGGTTCGTCTGCGGCACAGCCGGGTTGGTGGTCAACACCGCCATCTCGTCCAGCTGGAGGAAGCTCACCAGCATGGCCAGGTTCAGCCACAGGTAGCTCGGCGCGGCGTTGGACATGAAGCCGGGCTGCACCGTCTGGTAGGGGCCAAAATTGGCGTAGACGTTGAAACCAGCCTGCGTGATGGCGGTGTACTGGGTCTGCGTGAGCGGCTCTGGCGCGATGCCGGCGATGGACTTGTAGGCCACTGTGAAGAAGCTGCCGGCGAGGCCGGTGTTCAGGCCCATCTCCACGCCCATGAGGCCGGCCGCGGCGTAGATGTTGTTGGGATACAACCCGCCCTGGGTCGTCGAGTAGATGCCCAGCACGCGCAGCTCGAGCGTCTGCAGCTGCAGCGCCAGATTGTCGGCCGTGCCCGCAGCGATGGCCGCGTCCGAGGACCACGGGTAATAGCGCGTGGTCTGCCACAGCGGGTCGGCCCACTCGGCGATGGCCAGGTTGTCCGCGTCCGCCGGATTGTTCACCGCCAGGCCGTACCAGATGGTGTTCGCCGCGCGGCAGGCCTGGCTGGCCTCCAGCAGCGTCTCGCCGACGGCCGTGATGTCCACCTCGAGGCCCGTGCCGGAACCACCCGTGGTGGCGAGGTTGTTAGCCACGCTGTACCCGGTACCCTGGTTGCCGATGGTGGTGCCGAGCGTGAGCACCTGCCCGTCGGCGCCGACTGTCAGCACCGTGAGCACGCCGTAGCTGCCGCCGGACTGCACCACGGTCACCTGGTCGTTCGCCTTGTAGTTCTTGCCGTAGCCGCCGATCTGCACCTCGGCGCCGCTGACGGTGGTGCTGGCCCCGACCGTGAGGACAGCCACGGTGGTGCTGGTCACGCTGGCGATGGTGGTCACCAGGTCCGCCCCGGCGACACCGGCGCCGGCGACGATCACCTGCGCACCCACGTCGCCGGAGACGAAGTCCGCGGTGGCGCTGTCCAGGTACGTCGGGTTGACGGAGGACGACATAGCACCATCCGCCACGGACCGCCCGGCCGGCAGTGCGGTCTTGATGGCTGTGAGGTCCTGCCGGCCGATCCAGATGAACTGCGGGGCCGGGGTCTGCGAGAAGTAAATCTGGGCCGCGATGTACTCCGGCTCGGAACTGGTGAACCCGTCGGCCAGCATTGCCGCGGTGGAGGGGTACTGACGCAGCCGCGAGTTGGCGCCGTAGCTCGGGATCGCGGTGGAGGGGCCGACGAACAAGCCCTGGTTGAACGTGGGGGCCACCACAGCGCCAGGGCTGACGGTGACGCTGATGTCGATGAGGTTGCTGAGCGCCAACGGAGGCGTTGTGGGCATGTGCTTTCGCTCCTTGTTATGCTACGTAGTTACGGTGAAGTCCGCCACCGGGTCGTCCGGCGAGCCGTCGTAGACCTTGATCTCGACGCTGGTCACCTTGCCGTCCTCGATAGTCTCAGTCACGTTCTCGTAGAGGGTGAGGGCAAAGTCACACCGCTCCCACCACTCAGCGTTAATCAGCTCGGGTGCGCGCACTGGCTCCACCGGATCGCTGACTGGAAAGAGGTTAGCGAGATTAAGCGCGTCGTTGAAATAATCCATGAATGTAGCCGACCAAATCTGACGAGCGCGATCTGTACTATTTGGGCCGTACAGTGTCCAGGTAATTCGCCACCCACGCGTATAGGTCCACGTCTCAGTGATTGGATCATCATCCGCGCCAGTGCCACTAATCGTCCTATTACGGACTTTGTTATACGGCACTTCTTCTTGGAGACAGGCCAGAAAGCACACGTCCTGCGACGGCAGGACGCCAAACGGTTGGCCCTGGGTTGGCCAGTCAATTCTAACTTGCGCGTAACCACCAGGTGAGCTAGACGTAGGCAGTGGCAAGCCTAGCATCCCGCACGTCAACGGTTGCATAACGGCGTTCATTTGGGTGACGGTGAGTGCGCTGCTGACAAGCACCTGGCCATTCGGATACGGAGTTGACGTCGGCATTCGCGCCACCTCCTAGGCAGCATTCATCCTGGTGCCCAGGGCCTTCCAGTAACCGCTCCCCGGATCGAAATACCGTTGCAGCACCCTGAACTGCTCGCCGTTGGGCGGCCACACGATGACGTCGCTGTAGGCGTCCTGCACCTGGGCCACGACCGGGTACTGGAACCACAGCGTCGCGCCGCCGGGCGTCGGGTTCGTGGTCGTGATCGTCACCCCGTCCAGCGCGTAGTCCACGCCAGGCTGCTGGAGCAGGCCGTTGACGTAGAGGTCGCCGGCCCCGCCCGGAGGCGCCTGGGCGAGCGTGTACGTGGTCCCAGGCACCGCGCCCGTGGGCGCCTCGCCCGCGACGCTGGGCACCGGCGAGGTGCCGCGCGTGAGGTAGATGGGCCTAGTGGCCCAGAAGCTGCGGATACTGCCGACCCGGTCCGCCTCGGGCAGCATCTGAATCTCCTTGTTGCTGGCCTGCTGCACCGGCCCGAACAGCGTGAACGTGGTGGTCTGGAGCGGCGCGAAGCCGCCGAGCCCGAACTGGCCGGTGGTGCGGACGACCTGGTAGGGCTCTGGCGCGATCATGTCCGTGTCGAGGACGACTTCCTGCACGCTGATCAAGTCATTCCTCCTTCACCAGCCCCACGATGGCGGCGCGCATGGCGCCGGTGTCGATGCCCGGGCGGTCACTGCCCTTGCGCCTGATCGTGGATGGCGCATTGGGAGCCCAGTTGTTGCGGCTGTCCGTGAACCAGCCACGCGCGGCGTTCTGGCCCGCGAGGGCGGCGCGCTTCATGCCCTTCACCGCGCCAGGCTTGTCGCCAGCAAGCGATGCCTTCGCACTCGCGGCGAGCTCGGCACCGATCTTCTTCGCGTTGTCTTCGGCCGCGATGGCCGGCTCCAGCACAGGGCGCGGCGGCTGCAGCTGGAGCGGCGAGCCCTTGGAGTGGAGGTAGAGGTCGGCCGCGGCCGAGTAGCCGGGCTTCGCCTTGCGACCCTTGGTGAAGATAAAGAGCAGCTCGGCGTTGTTGACGTCCTCGTCCGCGGCCTTTTCGAGCCGCGCTCGTTTCTTCCCTTTCGTCCTGCCGGCGATGTCCAGGAGCTGGGTCCGCCTGGTACGCGCGTCCGCGGCCGGGATGCCCACGTAGGCAGCCAGCCTGGTGATCGCGGCCACGCGCTTGGCCAGCGCTAAGGCGCCCGACTTCCTGGCCAGCGTGATTTTGGGGCCGGTGCTCACGGCTCCGCCTGCGGCGGCAACGGCTGCCCGCACCGCGCGCACGTGAGCTCGCCCGCGGCGTACGGCCAGGCGCAAAGGTACTTCCACGGGAAGAACCGCACCGCGATGTAGTTGGGGCACTTGAGCCGCATGAACGCCGCCATCACCAGATCACCATCGGCCCGGACCCGATCACTTTCGCCGCGGTGGCGAGCTGCTGCCCGTACCTGGTGAGGTTCCAGGCACCCCAGTTCTCGAGGCTGGCCAAGGCCTGGTAGCCGACCGAGACGTCGCCGACTGACTTCGAGGTTTGAATCCCGCCCGCGAGGCCCTGGGCCGCAATCGCGGCGCCGCTCACTGGCGACACAGCGGTGAACACCTGGGTCTGGATGGGCCAGGTGGCGTAAACGACCGAGTCGGCCGGGGTCGGCGCGGCGAACGTGATCGTCAGCCCGTTCAGCGTGTAGGCCAAACCAGGCGGCTGGAACGCGCCGTTGACGGTGAGGGACTGGAGCGCCCCGCCTGGCGGGACGGCCGAGAGCGCGTAGACCGTGCCTGGCACCGCGCCAGTAGGGACCTCACCGTGGATAGTGGTCATCACCTGGCTCAGGACCTCGGTGGCCTCGCTCTGCGCCCACAGCGTGGCGTAGTGTGCGATGAACCAGCCCATCGCCACCAACCACTGCTCCTGCCAGCGCGCGAACTGCAAGCTGGCCCAGGCGAGGTTGAGGTATAGCTGCAGCACCGCCACCGGCACCGGCGGTTGCTCGTACACCTGGGCGGTGGCGCCGGATTGGGCGGCGGTCGAGGTCGTGTTGACCGTGAAGCCGCTGGAGGTGAGCCCTGTGATGACGGTCCCTGGCGGCAGCCCGGCGCACTGGAGGAACTGGCCCGGCAGCAGCCCGGCCAACGACCCGGAGACAGCGACGGATTGGGACCCTGAGGCGAACGAGCAGCCGCTGACGGGGGTCGGCAGGCCGAAGAACTTCGGGTAGAAGGCCAGGAAGTTGTCCAGGAAATAGGGCGGGTTGCAACCGTAGACCAGGTTCGTCGCCCCGAAGAACAGGCTCCCCGGCCCCGAGGACCAGAACTCTTGCCCGGCGCCCCAGAAATTCTGGAGCATCGCGTTGAAGTTAGGCCAGCTTCCCCAGCTCATGGGCGACGCTCCTTTCTGGGGTCCGAGGACCCTCCTACCAGGCTCCACTGAAGGCCCCTTGGCGTGGCCACGGCAGCCTGAGGGAGGCTTCCAGGCCCTCAGGGTGGGTTTACCAGGCTTCCTACCGCCCCGTGGCCCCGGCGCCGCGCTTGCGGCCACCTCCGGCCCCGACGAACCCAGCCTCGGCAGGCTGCGGCGCGCCCTCCTGCTGGATGCCGGGCGGCGCTTGCGGCTGTTCGGCCGCGACGGCCGCGGCGATCTCGTCCTCGGTCTTGCCGGGGTGCTCGGCCGCGAGCGACTTCTCGAGCTGCTTCTTGGCGACCTTGCCGGGCGGTGTGAGGTCGATGATGTCATGCGACTTGACGCCGCACGTGTAGGTGAGCGTCTCCTTCACCCAGTCAGGGACCGGCACGGGGCCGCGCCCGCTCACGATGCCGTTGTAGCGGTGGCTGACACCGTCAGATGTCACACGAAGAAACAGGATTGCCCTCTTGAAGAACAGGTTCAACATGGTGGTGCTCCCTCCTTGCAGGGTGGTGGTGCCGCGCGGGCCGTCAGTGGTGGCAGCCTTGGCCACCGCGAGGTGGCAAGGAGCAACTCACGATGGGCCAGGGTCCAAGGCCCGCGCGACGGGTTGTACGCGTTTGCGGCGCGTAAAAATGCCCACGCTCTGGTGTGGAACGTGGGCTGGAGAGTGGTGATTACTTGATAGGTCTAAGCTTGAACTTCCCAGTGCCGTTGGCGTGACCATTAGGATGAATCTGACGCCAGTACACCTTGCGTTCCTCGGCAGTCATGCGAGCGTAACGTCGCTTAGTACCAGCACTCTGCTTTTCGTGTTCTGCCTGGTCTTGGTAACGACGTAACTGTGCGGCGCTCATTCTTTTGCGAAGCATTGGATCATCACTGTACGCACGTCTGGCAGCCGCGCCAGTCTTTTTACGTGCGGCTGGGTTCTTGTATCGTAATATCTGCGCTTCACTTAATCTTTTACGTACAGCGGGATTTTTTCGCGCAAGACGTGTTGCAGCACCTTGCTTCGCACGTTCCGCTGAGTCTTTATACCGTAACAACTGCGCGAAGCTCATGTTCTTACGAACAGCTGGATTCTCGAACTGAATACGACGCGCTACGATCAAATTTTTTCGCGCAGACTTCGACCAGATCAAGCCGCGTACGCCGTCGCCTCCCTTAGTCAGGTTGTAGCTACGATCACCAAGTGGATCACCGATCCAGGTGTGCAGCTTGGCAATGTAGTGAATCTCCTTTGCGTCGAGCCTCTCAACCGGGCCGCGCCAGATCACCTCGGCTGTGAAGTTTTTCAGACAGCCATCGCGTTTCCACGCTTTGCGAATGGCACGGTACAACGGACGTTTGTCGTCAGTGTCAAGCGCGACATCGATATGACGTTTCCAACGACGCTCGACGAACTCAACGTTCTTATACTGACCAACGTACTTCTTACCGTTGAGCAAGTTGGTAAGAATGTAGATGCAGCCCAGAACTTCGTCTGATTTACGTTTCTTACTCACGAGTGTCCTCTCGGTTTTGTCCGTAAAATTACAGGGGAAGCGCGGTGGACATTACCGCGCTTCTCATGGCCAGGAGCAACCCCAGACACTATCCCCCGTGTCAATTATATCTCAACGACCACTCAGATGCCGTCCTCGTACAGCATTGTAGTGGTGCGTTTAAATATGCACTGACCAATACATCCCACGTAAGCCGTTTCGTAGGCGCCACCGGCCCGCGTGGTGGGAACGGTCATTGCCTTTGTAAATGTTTGGGGGATGCGGAGGTAGAGTGACTTCTTCGAGTTCTTGTAGAAGACGCCGCGGTCGAGCCCGTTGCCCTGCTGGCCGACAGGGGCGGTGTTCCCGGAACCCTGGCCGCTGATCCACGGGTTCGGCAGCGAGTTGATCTTGAAGGCCACGCCGTGGTGAGCCGCGACGCAGTTCTTCTCGACGTACTCGATGATGGACATCGCCACCGGCACGCCCGCGATCGCTTGCGGCTGCGTGAGGACGGCGAACTGGGCGTACGGGATCAAGAGCCTGTCCGCCATGCCCTCCTGGACGGCGTACCCCGAGTTCTCCACGGTCTGGTTGAGGCCCGTGTTGATGTCCGTGAGGATTTCCTGCGGGGTCTTCTTGGCCCAGGTCGTGGAGCCGGACACGCCGGCCGGCACGACGGTCTCCGGCGCGTTGGGGTTGTTGACCAGCGCCGCGCCGCCGAGGAACCCGGCGTACGTGACGAAGTCCAGGGCCTTGACCCAGTTGGTCTCCACGGAGTTCTCGTACAGCTCCTGGAGCGAGAACGGGGGCGCCTGCCCGGTGCGGGTGGCGAACTCCATCCGCTGCAGGTCCACCCAGGTGATGGTGATGCCCATCGCCCAGATGTACGTGTTCCAGATGCCCTTCTGGATGTCGGCCTGCGCCTCGGGCAGCTCGGTGTTGTTGGTCCCCTGCAGGCCGTAGAACTGGGTGCCCGTGGTGCCGTAGTTCGACGCCCAGGCCGAGAGGAACTGCGGGAAGCCGCCGCCGGTCTCGACGGTGATGTCCCGCGGGTGCGTCACGGCCTGGAGCGGTTCGACCAGGTCCGTGTCAATGAGTTCAAGCTGGCTCTGCAAGAATGCGAAGCCGGAAGCGCCCGCGGCGTCGAACGCCTGCGCGCGGCCCGGCCCCGATCCGTAGGAGCCACGATTCGACAGTGTCCTTTTCATGGTTCTTGTGCTCTCCTCGTGTTTGGGTTAGGCCGCGTTGCGGACCTTGATGGTGATCTCGAGCATGTTGTTGGCGTCGACGTAGCCGGTGCGCGCCACCACGTTCGGCAGTGCGACCAGGTTGCTGAAGGTGAGGACGTTGGCCGAGCTGGTCTGCGTGGCGTTCTGGCTCAGCACGATGGACGTGCCGCCGCCGCCGCTCACGACGTAGGCCCCGGCCGGGATGCCGACGCCGCTCACCACCTGGCCGTTCTGGGTGTTGGCGCCGCTGGCGATCGTGACGTCGGGGCTGCCCTGGGTCTGGGTCGTGGCCTCGACGGAGAACAGGTCCGTCGCCGCCGGGTTGGTTTCCCAGTCGCCGATGGTCGTGCCCGGCACGTTGGACAGGTTCTGAACGACGCGGGTGTAGACCTGGCTGCCGGCCACGGGCGAGCCGACGGTCAGGAGCACCGTCGCGCTGCCGCGCTCCAGCACCTCGGCCATCGTGTTCGGCGCGTAGTAACCGACCTGGAGGACGCCCGGGGTCTGGCCGGCGGGGTAGACCAGCTGCGTCTGCACCTCGCGCACGGCCATACCGGCGAACTGCGCTGCGATGAGGCCGATGTTGGCCGCCGCGTCGGCGACGAAGTCGGCCACCGAGTCCCAGTAACCGCCCGAGTTGTTCTCGATGAGAACCGCTGGGTCGCCGAAGTTGAGGTTGTAGCTCGAGCTGTAGGGAACGAACTCGCGCGCCGCGATGACGCGCTCACCGACCCTGCTCACGGTGCCCGGGAAACCGAGGTTAACCCCGAGCGGGTTGATCACCTGACCGAAACTGACAGGATTCGGCATGTTTACTTTCCTCCTTTGAGGCGCTCGTCGTAATACGCCTGGAGCTTCTCATCCTGCGTGGGCTGAGACGCGTCGGCGGCGCGGCGACGGGTTGGGTTGGGATCGTGGCCGACGTCCTTGGAGCGCGTCCTCGCGGCCCCAGCGAACGCGCCGTAGTCTCCCACCCTGGCGCGGGAGCGCTTGGTGAGCGTGCCCAGGGCGGTGTTGAACACCTTCTTCATCGCCTGGTCGTTGGACCGAGCCACGAAGGGACGGAACATCCGCAGCGTAGCGGCCACGCCGTCGGCCGCACGAGCGCGGTCTTTGGCACGGGTCTTCTTGTCCATGCACCCGCAGGAAGGGCAGTTCTCGGCGTCGTGCATCGTGCCGCAGTGGGCGCACTCGGCCTCGCCGCCAGGCTCCTCCCCGGCGTCCTCGAGGTTCTCCTCGCCCGAGGGGCCGGGTTCCTCGCCAGGTTCGGCCTCGGTGTCCTCGGCGTCAGGCACCTCGCCGCCACCGAGCAGCTCCTCGAGCTCGGCCGGGTCGGCGTCCTCGGTCTGGTGCTCCGGCTCCGCCGCCTCCTCGCCCAGGTACTGGTCGAAGAGCGCCTTGAGCTCGCCGATGTCGGTGTCCTTGACCTTACCGTCATAGAGCTTGTCCAGCGCGTCGTGCATCGCCCTGCGTTTGTCGTCGGCCGGCTCGATGTCCTTGTCCACCGGGTCGATCGTGGGCGCGTCCTTGCCGCGCCGGGTTCCGTCCTTGCCGCGCTTGCCGTCGCGGCCCTCGGTCACCTCGAACAGGTCCGGGTCGGTGTCCTTCACCTTCCCAACGTCGGCTGCCATCTCGGCCAGCTCCTCGGGTGACGTCTCAGCATCTGCCGCCTTGGCTCGCAGGCCGAGGCCGAAGATGTGCAACAGGTTGTTCTTCACCTTGGGCTTCTCCTTCTTTGTCGGTTGTACCGCGTTGATTGTCGCCGCCGCATGCCCGTTCCCGGACCCAGGCGGCGAGGCCTCGGGTTCGGGCGGAGCGACGTGTGGGGGAGGACTCTCTGCCGCGG